CCTTATTATTTTATATACTCTAGAAAATATACAGTATGTTTTGCTGGTGGATTCGATGGATGGGACGAGTATAGAGAATTTAGAACTAACCAAGACAGATTCCAATTAGGTGCTTCGGGTTATTTAGCAGGTGCTTCACCTTCTTCAAAATATCCTACAGCAACTGGAGACGGTTTGTTCAAGAGAATTACAGTTCAGAACAACACATCTGATTTTGCAAATACCGACTACTATGCTTACTTATTGGGTATTTTGACTTATCAAAACCCTGAAGCAACAAACATTAACGTTTTTGCAACTTCAAGTATAGATTATGTTAACAACTCGAATCTTTGTGAAGAGGCTATTGACATGATACAATTCCAAAGAGCAGATTCTGTTTACATTGTAACAACACCTGACTATAACATGTATACTCCTGATGGAACTAGTCAATTCGAAATTATCTATTCTCAAGAAGCTGTAGATAATCTCGATAACACAGGAATTGATTCTAACTACACAGCGACTTACTATCCTTGGATTCTTGTAAGAGATACTGTCAACAATACCCAAATCTACCTACCACCAACGGGTGAGGTTGTTAGAAACTTGGCGTTGACAGATAATATTTCATTCCCATGGTTCGCGTCGGCGGGTTACACAAGAGGTCTTGTTAACTCAATCAAAGCTAGACAAAAACTTACACAAGAAGACAGAGATACTTTGTATCAAGGTAGAATCAATCCAATTGCTACTTTCTCTGATGTTGGAACAGTTATTTGGGGTAACAAAACATTACAAATTGCTGATTCAGCTCTCAATAGACTTAACGTCAGAAGATTGTTGTTACAGGCACGTAAGTTGATTTCAGCAGTCGCAGTAAGATTATTGTTCGAACAAAACGACCAAATTGTAAGACAACAATTCTTGGATAGTGTAAACCCAATATTAGATGGTATCAGAAGAGATAGAGGTCTTTACGATTTCCGTGTGACTGTATCCTCTTCACCTGAAGATTTGGATAGAAACACTCTTACAGGTAAAATTTATCTTAAACCGACAAAGGCTCTCGAGTTCATTGATATTGAATTCTTCATCACACCAACTGGAGCGTCTTTCGAAAATATCTAAAAAAATGGGGGGGACTTGTTCCCCCCTTTTAGCCAAAAATGAAAAAAGAGTTCAAAGAAGGATTTGAAGAACAAGGAACTCCTGATATGAAATATTACGCTTTCGATTGGGATGATAACATTGTTCACATGCCAACGAAGATTATACTTAAGAATGATGTTGGTGATGAGGTCGGTATGTCTACTACTGATTTTGCAAAATACAGAGAAAAAATAGGTAAAGGTCCCATAGATTATAATGGTGAAACTATTGTAGGTTATGCAGATAATGCTTTTAGAAACTTCAGAACAGAAGGAGATAAAACATTTTTAATTGACGCAATGAAGGCAGAACAAGGACCTGCTTTCGAGGACTTCAAAGAAGCAATTAATAATGGTTCAGTTTTTGCTATAATAACGGCCAGAGGTCATAATCCAAGAACTTTAAAACAAGCGGTCTACAATTATATTGTTGACGGTTTCGGAGGTATAGATAAAGACCAACTTGTGAAAAATTTAAGGAAGTATCGTGATTTCACAGACGAAGAGGAAATGTCAGACGAAGAAATGATACGTACATATTTGGATTTAAATAGGTACCACCCCGTGTCTTTCGGGTCGGAGAAGGGGGCAACTAGTCCCGAAGAGTTAAAGATTATGGCGATGGACGAATTTGTATCCTACATTAAGGAACTTGCGCATGAGTTAAATAAAAAAGCCTACCTCAAAAATGATGTAAAAAATCGCTTTGTACCAAAAAAACCATCTATAGGATTTTCAGATGATGATTTAAAGAATATAGAAGTAATGAAGAAACATTATGAAGGTAAACCAGAGGATAAAGTAAGAACTTATTTTACTGGAAAAGGCAAAGAAGAATTTAAATAATGAATATAGTTAGATAAAAAAAAGTCAATAGAAATATTTTTGAAACCACTATATTTATACTATATAAACGAAGAAACAAAAAAAACTAATATATCATGGCTGATTTACTAATGAAAATGCCGATACCGTATGAACCGAAACGTCAGAATCGATTCATATTAAGATTCCCATCTAGTTTGGGTATCAACGAATGGTTCGTGGAAAGTGCAAAAAGACCTTCAATCAAAATTGCAGGTACAGAAATTCAATTCTTAAATACTTCAACATTCGTTGCTGGAAGATTCAATTGGGACCCAATCTCGGTTAAATTTAGAGACCCTATCGGTCCATCTGCGGCACAAGCCTTAATGGAATGGGTTCGTTTACATGCTGAATCTGTGACAGGACGTATGGGTTATGCTGCGGGTTACAAAAAAGATGTGGACCTCGAAATGTTGGACCCAACAGGGGTGGTTGTAGAGAAGTGGATTCTTTACGGAACTTTCTTAACAAGCGTAGATTTTGGTGCGTTAGGATATTCAACAGATGCATTGGCTGATATCACAGCTGAGTTGAGAATGGATAGATGTGTGTTAGTTTACTAATACTCTTTATAAAAAATCAATACTTTTTATATTTAACCGTGGAGACTTAAACTCCACGGTTTTTTTATGGAAGACAAATCAAGAGAATACGGACAACAAAATTTAACATTACCACATGACGTGGTTCCATTGCCTTCACAAGGCATTTTTTATAAAAATAAAAAGAAATCAGTTAAAGTCGGATACCTTACAGCTTCTGATGAAAACATTCTTATGGGGGGAGGGACTGACCTTACAACCAATTTGTTAAGGGCTAAAATCTACGAACCCGATGTCAAAATCGAAGACTTGTTGGAAGGTGACGTAGAGGCTATCCTTATCTTTTTAAGGAACACTTCTTTTGGTCCTGAAATTAATGTTAACGCTACAGACCCAAAAACAGGAAAACAATTCACTACTCAAGTCAGTATGGATGAACTTAACATTATCAAAGGAGAAACTCCATCAGAGGACGGAACGTTCACAACAATCCTACCCAAGTCAAATTCACAAGTAAAATTGAGACCACTTACTTATGGTGAAATTATGGAGTTGAGAAAATTCGAAGAAAATTATCCAAAAGGAAGAGTGGTACCAAGTGTAACTTGGAGATTGGGAAGGGAGATAGTGGAATTAGACGGAGAAACAGATAAAGGAAAAATTGCAAAGTCTTTAGAGATTATGCCTATAATGGATTCCAAACACATCAGAAGATATTTGGACCAAAATGAACCAAGATTAGATATGAGAAGAGAAATTACAACCCCATCAGGAGAAAGACTAACAGTTAACGTTGGTTTTGGGGTTGAATTTTTTCGCCCTTTCTTTGGATTATAGAAAAGGACAATTAGACGAATTTTATTATCTTAATACATTAATGAAAATCAGTTGGGCTGATTTTATTGACATGCCCATATTTGTCAGAAAATATCTTTTGGACAAGTGGTTAGAACTCAATAGTAAGAGCTAAAACTTCATTTAATCTATTTATTAATAAATCACGGTAAATGCAAGATGCAAACAACCAAAATTCCAAGGATTATTTAAATGAACTGAAAGAAAATTTGAATTTTCTTTCTTCAGACAAATTAAAGCAAGCAGTTGCTAATATGGACGAATATGCTCGACAACTGAATAATACATTCGGGCAATCGAGACAAAGGATTTCTGCAGCAATGGTTGCACTTACAGATGCAGAACCAAGGATTGTAAGGTTGGGAGGTAGTATACTTAAGACCTACGAAACAATGGAGGACATATCCAAAGCCCTTCAAAGGAATGTTCTCATGAATGAAGAGATTGTTGCGGGAGTTTATGCAACAAGTAAAGTTTTGGGAGAAGATGCTGAAACTTTAACAAAATCATTCTCAGACGCGGGATATCAGGCATCTCTCATCGGACCACAAATGAGTGAAGCTGTTGTTAATGTACAGAATTTAGGACTCAATACCAAACAAGTGATGGGAGTTGTCCTATCCAACATGTCTGACCTCAATAAGTTTAATTTCCAAAATGGGGTTCAAGGAATGACCAAAATGGCAGCTCAAGCCGCCATGGTCAAATTTAATATGGCCGACGCACTTGAATTTGCAAATAGAGTACAAGACCCCGAGGGTGCAATCAATATGGCGGCAGGACTACAGAGACTTGGTGCTGCTGTTGGGGCTTTAGCTGACCCATTTGCTATGATGAACGCCTCAATTAATGACCCTGGTGCTTTACAAGATTCGCTTATCAATATGACTAAACAGTTTTCTTACTTCGACGAGAAAACTAAAACCTTCAAAATTAGTCCACAGGGAATTCTGACTATGAAGGAAATTGCCAAAGAGACAGGTATAAGTTATGATAACTTGGCGAAATCCGCAATCGGTGCTCAGGAACTTGATAAAAGATTATCTCAAATCAAACCTTCTATTAAGTTCGGTTCTGAAGAAGACAAACAATACATAGCGAACTTGGGTGCAATGAATGCTGAAGGTGAATATACTATCAAGATGGATAGTGGAATTGAGAAAAAGTTGACGGACTTAACACAACAAGAGTTTGATGACCTAATCAAACAACAAAAAGAAGCCCCAAAAACAGTAGAAGACATTGCCAGAATGCAGTTAAAATCTTCAGACGCAGCAAAAGCGGCGTTGGAATCTATCAATAAGGCATATTACAACGGTGTGGTATCTGCTAGGTTTGTCAGAGAAAATATAGACGCAATCAATAAAGGTGCAACCATAACCACAGGTGCACTTTCACAAAACGTAAGTACCGAAAGATTTAGAACCACTTTCGAAAATATTTTTGATACTGCTAGAGAAAGAATAAGTAAAGTTGTACAGGACCCTTCAAAAATAGGTGAGGTAATTAAACAATCTTTGGATGATTTGAAAAAGGGGTCTGGTAATATCTCAAAAGACTTACTTGGAGAAGCCAAAGGAATAATAGAAAATTTAGAAAAATCCAAAGGACAGGTTGGGAAAGATTCATTCATAGGACAGCAGTTCGACAATTTTATAAAAAAATTGGGTGATATTGAAGCAATACAAAAAGCTCCAACCGTAGGAGGAAAAACGGGTACAAAAGTTGAACCAATTGTAAGTTCAATTTTGTTTGGAAACCAACAACAGGCTCTACAGAATTACGTATTATCAGAAAACAAGACTGAAATTAAGGAGTCCAAAACGACAGTTGATTTTACAGGAGACGTAACTTTCAAAGTTGTAGCTCCTCCAGGTATGTCAGCCCAACAATTTGAAACTTACATTGCAAGTGACGAGTTCAAAAAATTAGTTTACAACCACTGGTTATCCAAATCAAAAGAATTAGAAAGGGTAAGATAATTGTTTGAAAAAATTATCCTTAACCTATTTATATTAAAATAACTTGATGGGTACAACATTAGACTTTGCAAGTTCAGATGCGTTTAGAAAAAAGTTGATGACAAGGAACTTGACCCCCTATGCCAAGTCCCCAAGAAGAATTACCCCACCAATAAATTTTGAGTATACTCAATCTGATTATGCTGTCAAAGATTCACCTGATTCTTTAATTGATACACCGTCTTTTGCGGATGGATTGTACCCACTAAATCAGTATGGTGCTGAGGGTGGTTACAAACAAGTCCCTGACCCAG